AGTAGACCCAGCATTTGTGAGTTTAGTAGCTGACTAATGTCTACAAGGTTTAGAAATAATTTAATTGCGTTATGTATTGTGTTGGTGTTTCTTGTAGGTGTAGCTAACGCAGCAGACCCTATAGTTACAAACAGCACAAGCAACAGCACAGTAACAAGTAATGCAACAACTAAGTCTACAGTTAGAACTAATCCACCTAGTGCAATTAGTCCTAGCATAAATGCAAGTGGTTCAGACTTGTGTACAGTAGGCGTAGCTGGTGCAGTACAGACACAGATAATAGGTATAAGTACAGGTCAAGTCTACAATGATGAGAACTGTGTAAGATTAAAGAACGCTAAAGTATTATATGATATGGGTATGAAAGTAGCAGCAGTTGCTTTAATGTGCCAGAATAGAAATACATATGATGCAATGAAATTTGCTGGAACTCCCTGTCCGATTTTCTCATCTACTACAGGTGAAGGTTTAATAGGACAAGAAGCTACAGCAGAATGGAGATTGAATCCTAAGAAGATTCCAAAGAAACAACAAACAGCAAATATGGATAGAGGAGTATTTCTTGAGAAATTGGTTAGCGGTATTCTTGGCGTTATCTTGCTCGCTATCCTCTTGGTCTGACCCGGAGATAATTGAGCATCAGATAGCAGATGATGGTTGGGTTGAAGTACCTCTTGACTTTACTTTTCCTTTTTATGGAAATATGTATGTCACTAGTTTTATGTTTAGTAACGGTGTTGTGGGGTTTCTTGACCCTAATGATGTTCCCGGTAGTGGTTATATATATGATGGGTTGTGTTGTGATGGACCAGACCTTACTAGCTTTACAGGAGTAAGATTTAATTACACAATAATGCCTTGGTCAACAGATTTAATAGACACAGGTATAGGTAGATTTTATACACAAGGTGATTCAACATACCAAAAGTATATGTGGAAAGACTTGTCAGAGTATTATGATGTTAATACAAAGAACACATTTGACCTGACAATATTCCCACTAGGTAACATAGAAGTTAATTACGAAACTGTACATATAAAGAATCACGGAGTAACAGTAGGCGTAGTTGGAGATTTAAGTGCTGGTGAATATGAACAATGGTTTTATAATGCACCTAATCAGAATGGAGCAGTATACTGGGATAGTCAACAAGATGACCCAATAGAGATAGCAGGAGGAGAGAGTATATGCAGCGTAGTTCCAGACAGTCACATAAGTTGTTTATATTATCCACAAGTCTATGCTGATAATGTGTACAATCAACAATGTGATTTGGACGCTTTGTATGATTACGGATGTGCTGGGTGGAGTGATGCTTACTTAAACCAGCAATGCGGTATTAGTGCTTTATACGATGAGAGCTGTGATGGATGGGATGATGCTTACTACGAAGAATATGTAGAGCCAGAAGAAGAGGAAGTTTGGGAAGTGGAAGAAGAAGATTATGAAGTATTTGTACTTCCAGAACCAGAACCTTATATAGAGATTGCAATTGAACCTATAGAAGATTATACAATTGTAATGGCTGAGATTGAAATGCAACTACCAGAGATTGAAATGGTAGAGATGACTCAAGAAGAGTTTGAAGCAGAACTAGAAGCAGAGTTAGAAGAATACTTTGAACCTCTACCAGAAATAGAGCCAGAGCCTGTAGAAGAAACTATAGAGGAGCAGCTAGATGAGCCTATTGAGGAGGAGGAATCTGAAGAATCAACAGAAGAACAACCTGTTGAACCTACAGAGGAGCAGGAAGAGATTGAAGCCCCAGAACCCGAAGCAGTAAAAGAAATTAAAGTAGTAGAAAAGAAAAAGAAAGCTAGTAAGAAAAATAAGATGCGTGAGATTATTAGTAACAAGCTACAGAATCTTGCAAATGAAATGGGAGAAGCAGCTTCTTTAGAAGAGCAGCAAAAACTACAAAGTTTAATATTAGCTCTTTTAAATTTTAACTCAGAGTTTAGTAGTTATAATTCTCAACTAGCAGACAGTATTTTTTATGATAGTAAAGACATATATACAGGCAGACAAGTGCCAGACAATCAAAGAGGATTAAGGAATGGACTTGCTAATGAAATATTACATAACAAACTGGTAGATTTACAATGGCAGAAGTAGAATATGGTGGTATTAAGGTAGGCGGGAGTAAACTTTTACTAATAATACCACTTATTAGTATGATTGGTGGCGGTGCTTGGGCTGGATTTGAATTGTTTAATGAGTTTAGAGTTCTTAAAGCTACTGTAATGGAGTACCAACCACCTGATATTACTGGTATAGAACAAGACATAGCTGTTATACAAGAAACATTAGTAAGTGTAAGTGAGTCAGTAGAGTTAGCTAAAGACTATACTAGGACTATTAAGAATGATTTGAAGGATGACCTAGCAAGACAAGAAAGTCTTATGGATAGGTTAGAGAACAAAGTAAATGCTTCTCAAGATGAGATAGATAAGACTATTGATGTAGCTGGAGAGAGATTTGATGCAAGAAGAGATGCCTTGTATTCAGACACAGATAGAAAGATTAAAGAATTAGAAGATAGGCTTGGTGCTAAATTACAAAGAGCCTTAGACAACCCATTAGCAAACTAGGATAATTATGTTAGATTATGAAGATAGAGTGGCAAGATTAGAAACAACATCAGACAGACACGATTCTCAGATAACCAAGCTGTTTAGTAGAATTGATGAAACTAATAAGTGTATTCAAAAAATTAACAATAGTATGTTGCAAGTTAAATGGAGTGTTTACGGTGCTATAGGTTGGTATATAATTACACAGATAGGAATAATAGAGGCACTAAGTATAGTATGATAGGATTTATAACAAACATAGCACCAATGGAATGTTATTTACTTCTGTTGAGTTTATCGTGATAGGATTTATAACAAATATAGCACCAATAATGTTAGGATTTATAGGTAAGCTATTAGCACTTAAGAGTCAAGCAGCAGCAGAGAATCAGAAGCTGATGATACAGAACTTACAAGTACGTAATGATTCTATTAATCAAGCTAGAGATAGAGCAGACAAAGAAAGTCCAATGGCTGCTATGAATAGAAGAATTATTATCCTAGTTATATTAGCTTTGATAATCTTTACTCAAGTAGCTCCAGTGTGGTTTAATGTTCCAACTGTTATACCTACACTAATAGAAGGGTTTAGTATACTAGGTATTCAATTTACACCTGACATAGTAGAGTATGTAACTATACAAGCAGGTTCGGTATTAAAGATGGATGAGATATTTGGATGGGCAACAATGATAATAGAGTTTTACTTTGGTGCGCAATTAGCTAAGGGGAAATAATGACATACAGAGAACTAATCAATGAAGTACTAATAAGACTTAGAGAAGAGACAATAGCTACTGACTGGTCAGGTAATATTAATGACTCAACTACAGTTACAGATTATCAAAAAGTAATTGGCAGTATGGTTAATGATGCTAAAAGAAGTATAGAGTCTTACCATGATTGGTTAGTCTTAAGAGAAACAGTTGATGTATCTACAGTAGCTGGTACTAAAAACTACAACTTATCTTCAGGTCAGGACTTTAAAATAATGGATGTAGTTAATAATGCTACAGGTAATCAACTAGTACAAGTAAGTAGAGCTTACTTAAATAGAGAGAAGTTTCCTACTGATTCTTCTGGTGAGCCTCACTACTATGGATTTAATGGTGCTGACTCTTCTAATAATCTTAAGATAGATTTATCTCCTGTTCCTAGTAAAGTTGAAGTTATCTCTTTTGATATAGTTAAGTATCAAGCTACTTTACAGACAGCAAGTACTGTAGTAAAGATACCTGTACAGCCTTTAATCTTAGGAGCTTGGGCAAGGAGTATATCAGAAAGAGGAGAGGATGGAGGTACACAATCAGCTATAGCAGCTGAAGAAGCTTCTAATTCTCTAAGTCAAGCAGTAATGGTAGACAGTGGACATGCACAATTTGAAACTGATTGGTTTATGAGCAACTTACATTAATGGCTAAAGAATTACAATACCAACCTTTAAGGGACATTGGTGTTAACGGGTTAAATACACAAGATAATCCAGCAACACTAGACCCTTCTTATCTTACTCACGCAGATAATATAGTTATTAGAGAGTCAGGTCGTATTGCTTTACGTAAAGGTTTTAAACAGAAGGTAGCTCCTAATGCTGCTGCTCCTAATGGGGTAGCTATTGCAAGTATAATAGAACATAATGATGGTGGTACTAATAAGATATTTGCTAGTCACGGTACTAGTATATACACTGTAGATTTTACTACACCTGCTGGAGCATATCCTAGCAGTGGCGCTGATGTTA